CCGAGCGGCGGAGTTGGATAGATGAACGAAGCTCCTGCGGAGCTTCTTATTAGATTAGATTAGATTCCTAGGCATCATGATAGCAGAAACCAAAAAATGATTGATACTCAAACGTATAGCCCGCGCCAAGTTCGGGCTATTTTTTATTGGCAAAAAGTCTTGTATTTATCCATTACTTGGAGTATAATGATTAGTAGATAGAACGAAGGCTATAGCAGCTTAACAATTCGGCAATTATTAACTTAAAAGAGAGGAGATTAAATGATAGATATGTATAAACCAGAGAATAGCGGCGGCAAGGAAGCGCTCAATCTTAAAGAGGTAGCTGACCTATCGATGGATGCAGCGGCTGCTATTTATCGGGTTAATTGGGACTCAGACGCAATGCAAGCAGTGAACTTTCACATTAATGAGGCGTTAAAAGAGTTGCGCGCATTTACTGAGCGTAAAGAGAAAGATTGTTTAACTGCCTTTAGTGGGCGAGACGGGAAGATTAAAGATGTATAAGGTATCGGTACACCCAAAGCAGATTACGCTATATGTCAAAGAGTTTGATTACGCCACTGAATGGTTAGAACTAAGTACCGACCCATATGCAGCCGGCGAGTTTAACTCAGAGGAGATGATGGATCTAGAGAGATATATAGATCGCGTGCTTGGTGTCGAGATAGATTGGGTTAGAGAGCTAGATGACTGAGATGTATAAAGTAAGACTTAATACTCCGGGAATTCAGTACTGGGTAAGTAGTTTTGACATATACAGCGAAGCCCTAACATTAACAAATGTCACCAAGGACGCTGCATTATTTGACGATATAGATATCCCCTTTATAGAGGGGGTTATTAATGAGACGTTCGAGAATGGGTGCATCGTGGAGGGGCTCAGTGAATAGTGACAAATACGTAGCGGCATTATGGGCTGACTACACCAAGTATGGCAATGGTTTTAAAATCTTGTCCGAAGCAAAGCTCTACCATCATAAACCGACAAAATCAGAGGCACTAGAGGAATTCGGCGAGAAAACAGAAGACTACACAGCAGATAAGTTGATACATTTTAAGGATGTAGAGTGTTGGGTTGCGCCTGATTATCACGCTAGGTTTGGTGACCCGGCTCATTACCTGTTGACTATATCAACCGAATCGCAGATGGACGAGATACTAGACGAGATTGCAAAGAGTGTGAGGGGCAAAATTAAATGAAACAACAAATCCTAGAAATTCTAGACAAATCAACCAATAACGGGATGAAGGCAGACGAGATTGTCTCCCTTATACAGGACGAGACATTTGCAAATCTCGATGAGGCCGCGAAGTATATGGTATCGGTTATTGCTGTGAAGGATATGGCGACCATAAATGCTATTTACTTTATGAAGAATGTATTACAAGAAATGACAATAGGAGGTTGGAAAAGTGAGTGAGACATGGAGAGGCTCTGCATTATGTATGCAGACAGACCCGGAGGCTTTCTTTCCGGCGAACAAAGCGTACGCTGATGAGTACAACGGGTACAATAACTATAATGAAGCGCGTAAGATTTGTGCGGAGTGTCCAGCAAAGGGTGAGTGTCTAGCAGATGCGCTGATGACAGGCGACGTAACAAATAACATTAATCCAAGTAGAGAAAGGAATAAATGAACTACAACACACCAAACCTAAACCAAAAAACTAACGACAAATGGGCGCAGTTTGACACGCTGAGTGATCACTTGCGCGGACACTGTAAGCATCAAACAGAGGAGAGTATGGCGGAGTACAAGAAACACATTGGGCAATATAACGACATGATGATTGACACACCATCACCAGAGGAGATACTCGCTGAACGTAACAGCGCTGCCTTGGGTGACGCAGTGCAATCTTTTGCGATTCCACGGTCGGTCATTAGGGGAGAACATCCAGAGCCACACGATTGGCAGGTACCAGAAGCTGAGCCAGTCCAGGACACGATGCTTGAAATGCAAGAGGTTGTAGATGGTCTCCCAGAGAGTGAACTGAAGACCTACAAGGATCAGATGCTTGCAGAGATTAGCGACCGCGAAGCCATTGTAGACGCTATCAACCGCCGGCTGGACGCCGTACAAGCTAAGAATTATACACGCGGTGTACGTAATGCTATCACTAAGCAGGTAAAGATGTAATGAATCTCAGAGAGTTTATAAAGACAATTGAGGAGAGGGGATTCAAGGTCAAACAAGCAGAACACACTGTAGATATAGAGTGGAAAGACTCTCCATGTGCAATGGTTTCGCTTTCTAGTATGTCAGAGTGCTGGGTGAATACAAGTAATATAGGTGACGAAATAGCTCGTGAGGCGCTAACCAGATCCGTGTCGGCATTTACGAATACACCGCTAGCCGACCGCCGTAGGAAGATGATCGCCAAACACAAAAATGGCTCGTACGTTAAAGAAGTTACCCTACTTATGATGGGCAAGCCCGCTCTTAGGGTTGAGATGACAAATAATTATACTGAAGCAAACGACGGTGTCTCTAGTCTAGAGCGCGAATGGCTCAATAATTTCTTTGGCGATAAGATAAGTTATATTGAGGAGTATTAGTATGACAACGGATGATTTTAGAGAGAAGGTTGAGAGCCTAGGTTTTGCCACCTATCGCGGTAATAATACTATCTCGATCAAGCGGTCGGGTGTAGTTGTCGCATCAATATCTATTGATAGGTGGGCAAGATACGATTTTAGCTCGCGAAGTCTTGTCAGTGTAGAAAAGATGCCGCAGTTGACAAAGCTATTGGCCGAATACGGCGACACTCCAGTAGAAGACCGAGAAGATGCTTATTATAGGGTTTGGATTCCGGTATTAAGTAAAGAGCGCAGGGTGTACATCCATGGCGCATCGAGCGATTTAGCAGTTATAGCATTTACTAACGACAAAAATCTCGCAGATAAAGTTAGCAAGCAGGGTGCTGAGGCGGTGGTGCTCCTTATGGATAGGATACATAACATTAAAGTAGAAAAAGAGAGGGTGTAATGAATACTAGTTTATTTGTGGGACTTTGCGAGGACGCGGGGATTGAGGTGAAGTTTCTCAGGGAGTTGATTTACATACACGCCTTCAATGGCACTCTCGTTGCAACGGTTGACGAGGCGGCGCGTGCACGTTTCTGGATCGATACATACAAGGTAGGCGAAGACTGTGCGGCTAAGGTTACTGAAATTGTAGTACCTTATGCGCTCACCCCAATTGAGGAGCGAGAATGAGGTATGCGGTATTTCGCGATGGCGATCTCGAGCAAGTGCTGATCATGCAGATATCGACGCGATTGTTGTTGCGATGAACGGGCGGAGCGTCGACATATTGGCCTACAACCGGTTCATCTCGGGAATGACAAATTCCCTAGAGAGCGCGGACGGCCTAGTTGAGATTGTCGGGCACGAGGACAAATGGCTTGCGAACGTGCTAGATAAGGAAATAAAAAAACTAAGAGAACACTGCGATGGCTTGAGTCATCGAGAGAGGATTACGATGGTGGAAGTGATTAACGAGGACGTGTCTACTGCTATCCGCAACCGGGTGCAGCCAGACCCTGACTACAATGAGATGGCGGAGCGGTTAGACGAGATCGGCTTATCTGTTGTGCGCCATAGCCGTAGATGGTTTACCATCCGTAAAGAGGATACCGACATTGTAGAGGTCTACATTAACCGGTATACAGCGCTTAATGGGATTGATACCGATCTTATTACAGAAGAGGTCGGCAAGCTGCTTGCTCGTAAGCGGAAGTTTGCAGAGTCACATCAAAACAGCTGGGACGCACGATGGAACAAACAGAAGCGTTAGAGATAATGCTTGACGGCAACTCAGTTATGTTGGCTGGTTCAGGGGGGAGCGGGAAATCTCACACCCTCCGCCAGTTTATTGAGCGCAATCGTTTGTTGGGGCGAAAGACGGCGGTTACAGCTACAACAGGGCTGGCCGCCTCCCACCTTAATGGGCAGACGCTCCACAGCTGGGCGCGGGTTGGTTTAGGCAAAGAGCTGCCAGATGATTGGCAATTTACCATTAGCAAGAAAAAACGCAAAGAATTTCAAACTACCGCCACTCTTGTAATAGACGAAGTGAGCATGATGCCAGACTTTGTATTTGACATGCTAGACACTGTGCTTAGGTGGGCGCGTAACGATAACCGGCCATTTGGTGGTATACAGCTTATCTTATGCGGGGATTTTTATCAACTGCCACCAGTTGAGGGTAAGTTCATTACTAACAGCAAGGTTTGGAACGAACTTAATATTAGAAGCTGCTACCTCACTAAGGTGTATCGTCAAAAAGATGATCGATTACGTGACTTACTTGAGGGAGTCCGCGGCGGTAAGCTCTTTAAGCGACATATAGCATATATTCAAAGCAGGATGGTTAAGCCTGAGTGTCAAGTACCGCGGCTATATTCCCTTAACAGGAAGGTAGACAGTGAGAACGCCCACCAACTGAGCAGGCTCAAGGGAGACTCTATCTTTTACATGATGACCGAGAAGGGCGATATTAATATCATTAACGGCTTAAAGGGATCAATACAAAGCCCTGAGTTGCTCGAGCTTAAGGTTGGCGCACCTGTTATTGCCACCAAGAACAACAGCGGGGGATTGTACCATAACGGATCACTCGGTAAGGTTGTAGCACTAGAGGATGGGCTGCCAGTTGTAGACTTCCACGGCGTTGAGGTTATAGTAAACCCCGATACTTGGGAGGTTAGCAATGAAGGTGTCACGCTTGGTGCGGTTACCCAAATACCGTTAAGGCTTGCATACGCCATTACAGTCCATAAGAGCCAAGGGATGACATTAGACGCTGCTGAGATTGATTTAGCTGAAGCGTTCGTGCCGGGGCAGGGATACGTCGCATTAAGCCGCGTTGTCTCTTTAGATGGTTTATACATTAAAGGAGCTAATAAGATGGCTTTTCAAATGTCGGATGAAGCGCGAATGATTGACGAAGTATTACAGAAGTCAAGCAAAGAAAAAACCCCGCCAAGAATAGCGGGGTGAAAGAGAGAGGAGTGAGGCCTCACTAGCAATATAACATGTTGTAAATAATACACGACACTGACTATTGACTAGAATATTGCTAGGGTGTATACTGAAAACATGAAGGAAGTTAATTACCACAGCAAGATCGTTGGCACAACATTTGAAAACCGCCAAGACATTCTTGCGCACCTGGAGGGCAGCGAGAGTCTCCGGGTTAGGCGAGAGCCTGAAAACCAATATGATCCACGAGCAGTTGCAGTGGACGTAGATATTAAAGGTAAATGGTACCCAGTTGGGTATATTGCCAAAGACAGGAACAAAGACATCGCTGAGGCCCTAGACGCCGGCCGAGAAGTAGAGATTAAGATCAGTGAAGTAACCGGCGGAGATAAGGGTAAGAACCTTGGTATGAATATTTGCCTCAAATATGAGAAAGAGGTATCTGAACCCATCTCTGACAATACGAACGATCCTGCAGCCTCTGAAGGGGCTCAGGAGGCAAATTTGAAGAACCCTACCGTATACAAATCTAAGGTACTCGGGCGGGAGATTACAGTAGGCGTAGACAATGGCCACATCTACTTGCCCCATTACATGTCGGGTAGTCGTTTCCCACGTAAGTTTTTCAAGCAATTTACCGACGAAGACAAAGAGCGGGTGCTTGACTACTACGAGAGAGAGAAGGACGTTAAGCGCGAAGACGTAGAGAAGACCTGGGAGATGAAAGCTGATATTGCTACAGGCTATGGCACCGCAGTACACGCAGCGCTTGAGCTTTACTACGGCCACAACAAAGTCGGCGATAAGATCAAGGGCAAAGACGGAGTTAATAAAGCGTTTAGTAAAAACCCGTTCTTTGCTCATATCGTTAAGTGCGCGGTTGAGGACTTGGGCCCAGGTAATTACCTACCTGAGCAGTTTATCTGGCATGAGGGCCTACGGTTTTGCGGAGCTATCGACCTGCTAGAAGTAGTCGACAAAAACACAGTAATCATACACGACTGGAAGTCGAATGACTCAGTTACAAAGCGGGCTTACCAAGAAAAAGATAGCCCTTTTAAGAAAGATGTCGACAATACCCAGCTCGGCGAGTACTGGCTACAACTATCCTTCTACGCCTACATCCTTAAGCAGTACGGGATTAACACGAAAGAGCTACAAATTCACCACCTAGACCCCGAGCGGCTAGTACAAGGAAAGCGGCCTTGGGTCCATTACACGCACAATGTCGTTGATATATCTAAGGCATTAAAGGAGGACTGAATGCTAGGGAAATATAAACTATTAAACGCTAAGATAAGCGCAACCGATAAAACGGTAGATAAGCTGCTAGACGCAAACAACAATGCTTGGGATCAGCTCGACGCCAACAAAAGAGAGTTGAAAAACTTGCGGAAAGGGTTTGATAATATCGGCGATTGGATGCAAGACATTGATGACGTTCAGATGCTCCATACAGTAGCGATTGACGAGCTGCGGGATAACGTCGCATTGATTTTAGATCACCTAGGGGTTGAAGTAGTTCAGCCTAGTGATAAGCCAACAATTAAAAAGAAAGGGAGTAAATAAATGGCACAAGATTGGATTGTAGCAGACGCGTTTCAGGGTAAGGATCGCGACACCAAGCAAGTCACCGTTAAGGAGTTTAACGGTAACCAGTTCCACGTTTACATGGTCAAGGTTCAAAACCAGCCAGTAGACGGGTGGATGCAAATCCTCCGCAAGCCGGGCAACCCAGTAGAAAAGGGTATGAGCCTCTATGGAGATATCATCAAGAACCAGTGGGGTAAGGCCCAATTCAAGCGGGCACAAGTACCGTTTGGCCACCAAGCGCCCCGGCAGCAGTCAACAACTGATGATGCTAAGATCAAGACACTCGAGGATCGCGTAACGGCATTGGAGGCTAAGTTTGATAACCTCGCCCGGTTTCAGGGCAATGTCGCCACAGACCCGGGAGAAAGTGCTCCAGACCTTACAAACCTTGATTACTAGTTAAGATGATAGATTACCAGAAAATTATTCAGAACATTATGTTCATCAACGAAAAGTTTTCTGATGCACAATGGGTTAAGGCACAAGGGGCGGATGTACTTAGTTACACCGCCCTTAAGCTTTCTGCAATGAAAGGCTACCTCGGCGAGTTTAAAGAGGAGGCATTGAGAGGCTTCCTTAAAGCAGAGCGTGAGATGGAGCGGGAGAAGGCACTTGCATTTCAGCGGGCTAAAGAGACAATGGCTATAGGCGCAGCATCAGAAGTCAAGCACTCAGATGAACAATATATTAAAGCTAAAGAGAAATACGCGGAGGCACGAGTACTATATGAGCGACTCAAGTCAATCTCGGCGGACACGCACGACCTCATCGACGCGATCAAGGGCCGCACGATCGAGCTACAATCGCAGAGGAAGGCCGAAGGTTAAGTCACGGTTCGTGCCTGCTAGCAAAGAGGACTCACCGGCTGCTCTGGCCTTCCAGAAATGGGGTAGAATGAAGGGTGCACGATTAAGGGGGGTGTTAGCCCATGCCCGCGGCACAGCCCACACGTTTGACCGGGAGGCTAGCCTTAAGGGTAATAGGGCATCGGTAGCCAATAGAGAAAAACGCAAAGCCGAGAAACTAGAGAAGCAGCGAGCGCTAGATAGGATGTTAGATGATATCTTACAAGATTAATGGTAACCTCGCTAAGCTTAATGAGCACGATAACGCCAACCGGGTAAATAGGTTTGCAGGCGCGGCGCTTAAGAAAAGGATGAATGAGTTGGTAGCCTCACAGGTTGAGGGCCAACCAGTAATAGAGAAGCCGTGCAAAATCCGCTTTACTTGGTACTACTCGGGTAAGCATGATTTTGACAATATACGGTTCGGATGTAAGTATGTATTAGATGGCATGCAACACGCCGGTGTACTACCTAACGACAACCAATCGTGGGTTAAGGGTTTTGACGGGGACGATTTTATCAAGGTAGATAAAGGCGAGGAGGGCGTACTTGTCGAAGTTAGATACATTTAATCCTGATAATTATACGGATAGCGAGTCGGCATGGCTCGCTTTTCGTCGTTATTGGCTAGAAGACAATCCGCCACTTGATAATGGCTGCTACTTATGCGGTATATGCAATAAGTTTGTCCCATTAAATGAAGTTACATTAGACCATATACAGCCGCGCGAGGCTTCAAACATGTACGATCCAGCCAATATACAACCGGCCCATGGTGGTTGCAACTATCGCAAGGGGAGTAAACGCTGGAAGCCGCTCGTGTCACAAGAAACGCGAGATTTCTTGAGGGTATTGTCGGAGATGTAGGTGAACAAAAGAGAAGTAATACAAACATTTGAATCATACGGGCAGGCCATATACGAGATGCCGATAGACCCGGAGAGGGATTATGCGCAATTAGAAGCCCTCTATAATGTGTTAAACCAACTAGGGTGCACCTCCGTTAAGCTAGTCAAGCTAAAGGATGTTGTAAATTCTACGCTAGACAATCAGAGTCGGTTGGTGTAGTATACTAACTAGGAAGGAGAAAAGAATATGAGTAAGATCGGACAAAAGGTAGTTGAGCTTTTAGAGCAAGGCTATACAATGGATGAGATTGCACAACTCCAGGGCGCTGAGCAATAGAGAGGCGCGTGGGATGGTCCTTCAAAGAATTTAAATAGGAGGTTATATTAGTAAAAACCTAGTAACGAAAGCGAAGAAGCTAGCCCTACCAGCTGCTATACTCGCGCTGGTCGTGTTGAACATTATCGCACTTAACGCGAACCATAATGCAAAACAAGACCTAGTACGCCAAGAGGCAAAGACTAATACAACGAAAAATGCGCTGAGAGGTGTCTCAGAGCGCGTAGAATCGCTCAAAAAAGAGAAGACGACCATTGAGTCATCTTTGCGTGAAACAAGGCAAAATGCCGAGAACCTTACAAAGGAAAACCAAAGTTTAAAAGTCAGCTTGCAGAATAAGCGAGAGGCAAAAGCCGCCGAGGAGAAGAAAGCCCAAGAGGCTAAAGCTCAGCAGGCAGCTCAAGCCAAAGAAACTGCAAAGACTACTCCCCAACCGGTAGCTATCGTACAAGCGGCCGCTCCAGCTGGGTGCCAAGCTATTAGTTCGATCTTGCTTGCTAATGGCATATCACAGGCCGATCTACCTTTTGCGCTACAGATAGCCCAGAAGGAGTCAAGCTGTAACCCCAACGCAGTCAATCCTAACGGTGGTGCATGCGCCTACTTCCAGGAGCTGCCTTGCGGTAAATGGGGTGGCACGGGTAACATCGCCGGCCATATCCGGGGCGCAGACGCCTATGCTAAGGGCCGCTACGGTGGTTGGGCTCAAGCCTGGGCCTCGTGGCAATCCAAAAAATGGTGGTAAAATAATAGCAGGTGCTAGCCGGTGAGCTAGTTAAATGTCAAGAAAGACGCAGCCTACCGAGGCTTTGGCTTATAGCCTTGGGTCTCGGCTATTTAATACCCCTAGGGCGGCACGCATCTGTGCCTACGTTATCCCCGCGGTTAAGGTGGGTAAAAAGGCAGCCTCACCATACGAGGATGTGCCAAATTAGTGCCTACCATTGTAGTGCACTCTCGGTCGGCGATATTCGCCGCGGTACCGTCTACGGCTCCGGTTACAATAGAGCCGTTCGAGTCCAAATACCAGCCTAAAGCTGGCGAGGATACAAAGGAAGGAGAGAAAAGTGAATATACCCGTAATGGAGTATGAGCCCGCTGATAAGGCGGAGATTTGGCTGGTTAATAGCCGACTGTCAAGTATAGAGTTGGAGGAGCTTTGTGCAGAATTTGACGAAGATTAGCCAGCAAGAGTTTGATCCACTACCAAAGATCCTTATTTACGATCTAGAAGTAAGCGCGACCCTCGGCTGGACATACGGCCTATGGAAAACCAACGTGCTGAAGGTTGAGCGAGACCCTGAGATTATGTGCTTCTCTTACCAGTGGTTCGGACAAAAAGAAATTCATCACGTAAGTCAACGCGATATGAGCGAGAAAAAGGTTGTTAAAAAGCTTTGGGATTTGTTCGATGAGGCAGATATTCTTGTAGCGCATAACGGCCGGCGGTTTGATCAGAAGGTAAGCAATGCGATGTTCATTCGCCACCACCTTACGCCGCCAAGCCCTTATAAAACAGTAGACACCTTACAAGTTGCGCGGTCGGTTGCACGCTTTAATAGTAATAGCCTCGATAGTCTAGGTAAGCTGCTGCTGGGTGAGGGTAAAACTGAGTCCACTTATGCAGATGTTTGGTACGACTGCCTTATTAAGAACGACAAAAAGGCGTGGGATGTTATGGAGACCTACAACAATAAGGATGTTGAAGTACTCGCCGGACTATACGCTGAGCTACGCCCATGGACCCATAACCACCCCAACATTGGTGACCATACAGGTATTGATGGAATCTGCCCTAAATGCGGCAGTGACAATATCCGCAAAGACGGCAGCTACCGCAAGCGTTCGGGTCGTGTACAGCGTTACAAGTGTCTACATTGCGGCGGCTGGTCAAGCGAGGCTAGCATAAAGAAGGAGGGGCGACTGGTAAATGTATAGCAATGACGCTCCTTTAAGCCGGGATGTAGAGTGTTACGTCTGCGGAAAGATGGAGCTAACCGATCGGGATTACTTGCCACCTGACTGGATCACCACCTGGCATCATGACTGGACGCTTTGTCCTACGTGCAAGAACAAGATAGAAGCTGAGTTGGGTTATGAGCTTGAGTATTATCTCAAGGGCGAGCCCGATCCAATGGCAAACTTTCAACAAGAGGATTTCTTTTTATGACATTTCTAAAAACATTTATCGAATATGTACGAGTAATCGTTGCATTTCCATTCGCAGCAGCTGCATTTCTCGCCTATGGGGTAATGATTACGCTAGCAATTGTCGCCGTCCTTATTGGTGGCGAACCATATGAGCAAGCAGTAGCAGATGTAAAGGAGACACTATGAATGATATTAACGAAGTGCTAGAAGAGCGCGGTAAGCGTTATGGCAGCTACGTAGAGCACGCAGCGGTAAGTCAGGGGATCAAAGAGCTATTGTACAACGCGCTTAAATATAATAAAAACGTAGACCTCGATACACTTGACGACGACATCAAGGAAACGCTAGAGATGATCGCCCATAAGCTTGGCCGCATCGTTAACGGTGACCCTTATTATGCAGACAGCTACATTGATATTGCAGGATACGCTAAACTAGTAGGAGATCGATTGAATGACCTATAAACAAGAATTAACCAAGCGCCTAGAGGAAGCTGATACCTTAGAGGAGAAGCTAAAGATTATCGAAGAGGCGCAGCAACATTTTGAATCAAATAATAAAGAGCGACGCGTGGTGAATGGCGAGATTGTCGACCCCGCCGAGAAGTTCGCGTGCTCGGGATGTCAATAGTATGGAAACTGTATTAATCGACTACAAAGCAACAACTAACCCAGCGGTTGAACATATCGCGGCAATGTTGATGGCCCATGATTACCGGGTGTCGGTATACAACGTAGATGACGACCCGGACGGTAGCGTTATTAAAGATCTAGATGAGCGAGGCTTCCCTTACGATGAGGTACGCCAACATTATGGCGAAGATCCTATCGATTACTGGGCGAGAGAGGTGCCGAAAGAAACCGACCTTAAATACGCTATTGTAGATAACTTTAATGATGCGACAAAGTTTAAATGTCCGACATTAGTGGCAGGTTTCAATGACTGAGTATATTAGCAACGAACGCATCGAGGAGATTGCAGATGAATATTTTGAAAAACGTAGTCGACAAGGCGCTGAAGAATAGGATTAAAAACCTTGAAATCGACAACGCCAAGTTGGTTGAGCAGCTCAAATGGTGTAAAGCCCGAGTTGAAGTACTCGAAGAATCGAACGCTGATTCGGTTGAACTTGCCCGCCAACACGTACTGCTCTCTAATAAAGAGCAACTACTTATTGCAGAGCGCAAAGCATTGGACGAGTACCAGAAGCACTTGCTTGACCTGGCGATCTTTAAAAGAGATGCTGAATAAGAAAAGCCCCCAATAACTGGGGGTTTTTTCTATTTGTTGCTAGCCTTAGCTGCGACAGTAACAATACCTGCCGATTGTAGACCAAGTGCGATACCGCTATAGATATCTAGACCTTGAAAGCCAAGATACCCAGCAGCTGCACCGGTGGCAACCGCGAGGATGAGCTTACCAAGCCCACCCCATTCTTTCTTATTTAGCATATCAAATGCCTTAACAATTGCGGGAATAATAAATAGGTTCAATGCTTCCATCACTTGTCCTTTACAAAAATGCTCTTAAAGGCCTCTAGAAGGCTCTGTAAGAGGTTTCTAATATCTTTTAGTATAGTTGTACTATCTTCGTCTTTAGGCTGCTCAGAAGGGCTCTCACGGGCTTCTACGGCCACTTCCGGAGTGGGCTCAGGTACAGCAGCGCGATCTTCAACGTGCTTGATCTCAGGCGCGGGCGTCTCTTTAATGCGTTGTAGCTCTTTGTATTCATCACTTTGTCGCAGGTCATCTGCTACCATCTGCCAGTTCCAGCCATTGCGGATTTGGTTGCGGTAATGTTCGATACCGCCTTCATCTGCATCACGCTCCAGGATTTCTTTATAGAGGCGTTTAATCTCGCTAGTCTCGCTGTCAAACGCTGCCTGTAGTTCGCGGGCCTTAGCCTTGGCTTCCTCTACGCGTCGAGCCTGTACTTGTTGCCCTTCACTTGAGGCCAAGAGGTCTTGCTTGATTTGCTCCCAGTTCCACCCGTTATCAATCTGTTTGAGGTAGTGAGCAATAGCACCTTCATCAACGTTGCGGTCGAGGATTTGGCGATATAAACCGTTAAGGAAGTTAATCTCATCACTCCGGTCGCGCTGGGCTACGATATTCTCAACGTAAGTACGAACACGATAGATGTTGTACCCGCCTACTCGCCAACCCGCGTTTAGTGGATCAACGTCAGCGGCGTATACAATGCCTGCGCCAAAGTTAGCAGTGCGCTGGCCGCTTGCGGCTACGTTCTCTTCGAATACAGTACCATCACCCATATAGATGCCGATATGGCCATAACCACCACCATCATAGGGCCATACAATGATGTCGCCCCGCTTAAGGTCGCCTACCTGATCGGCCAGCCCTTCTGCCACGAGGGTGTTACCGAAGTCCTTGGCGTGGCCACGGGCGCGAAATGGTTCTGGTATCTTCTTACACATCTCAGCGAGAAACCACTTAATGAGGCTTACGCATTGCCCGGTTAAATAGCCTTGGCTATTGTCTGATTCTCCAGCTGGGAAGAAGATCCCGATACGCTGGCTTGCCCAATCTTGAGCATTAGCTGCTAGTGCCATTCATTCTCCTAGATATTAATACAGGTCGAGTCACCAGCTATCTTGTACATGCGCCGGTATGCGGAATTATCTTCTCCGTCGTATTTCCAGGCTACCCAAGATGTTTGATTACCCGAGTTGTCTTTTATATTTACACAGTTGAGTGTAGGGCTTTTACCGTCCGCGCCGTTTTGGCCGTTTACTCCATTAGTGCCGTTCGCGCCATCAACACCAGCTGCTCCGGTATCGCCCTTACACTTACCGCTTGCACAGTATTTGGCAACAGCTGAGGCGACTTGATCATCGCCAGCACTCTTGCCGTCTATGCCCTTACATTTACTGTTATCACAGTAACTAGCCACTGCCGTCATTACTTGGGCGCTAGTGGGAGATCTCGAGCATTCATTAGTTGAACAGTAAGCTTTAACCGCTACTTGTATCTCACTATTTGAGGGGGTTCTCCCATCCTTACCATTAGAGCCTAGTACTTGCCCGACATTGCGGGACTCGCCGCTTGAGTAATAGACGACGAGATCCCCGTTTTTGTCAACCTGGGCATTAGTAATGCTAGTTACTGGTTTTTCTACTTTTGTTCCACCCGAGATAGTTACCGACTGGCCGGGCTGGAGGGTGAGGCTTTTAAACAGTGTATAGCCGCTAAAAACCAAACTGAGTACCATCATTAAGGACAATATCTTTAACAATTTATCTCGTCGGAGCCAGCTTATTGTCGTTTTAATAACGGTCATCTCAGTAACCCCCCGCTGCCGCGGCTAAGTAGGGCAATAAGTATCGGTATAAACGACGTAATCACTGCGCCTACTACTAGGCGGAATAGCCAGCGGTTTCTATCTCTTGCTTCGGCTGCGTCGTCCTCTAGGTCTTTTACTCGGGCCTCAATGTCTTTCTTGTATAGGTCGAGTGCATAGACCGGAACATATGTCGCAGCTTTGCGGGTTTCGTGGAGGTCTATAGCCTGCTGGATGGCTTCTTTGACCTCCCACCGGTTCATTGTTTCATTTTCTGCCACAATTCTACCATCCAGATTTTTGCTTATGTTTTTGTTTAGAGGACTTGACGACTCGGTTTAACTGTATTTCGCGCTGAGCTGCTGCCTTTCGTTGTTCGCCTGTTAACTCGAAGCCGTCATAGGCCCCCTTCACCTTGCTATTATACTCGCTGATAATAGACTGGGCTCTATTGCGGTTGCCCTCCTGGAGCGCCTGCTTGGCGTTATCGTAAGCCTGTTTGCGGCTAGGAATACTATTGGTACGTTTAAAGTACTCAGTGGCCTGCTCGCGCTCCTTAGATGACTCTAGGCTCTCGATCTTTGACTGCTGAGACTCTTTAACCGCGCTGAAGCTACCCTCTTTGAGCCATTTCTGGCCATTCTCAGTAGTATATTTACCGAGGATTGCCGCCTTAAGAGCATTGCCTTGGTCTTGGTTTTGCGTGAAACGGGTATTGCCCTTATCGTTTTTCACGACGCCTTCCTCTACTGATTTGATGCCTTCAGTTGTGCGCTTAGCCTGCGTACCTGCGGGTACTATAAGCTGCCAGTTCTTGTCCCAAAACTCCTTGACGCCTTCGCCTTTGTCTTTCTTAGCTAGTGCGCCGAGGAGTCCTGGATTCTTTGCGCCATCGCCGAACAGGAGAGTCATTGCAGGTGAGCGGCGGAATTTATTCTTTTGGTCTCGCTCAAAACCTTTCTCGTCCTTTCCTTCGATATTTGTCCAGGCCTGTATTTGGTCGTAGAATGGGATATGGTCGGTTTCCTTCATGCCAATAAATTGACCGAGGGTTGCTTGCACGCCCCATGCGGTAGCGCCCATTGCAACAAGTTTGCCCATATCGTTAGCGGCTAATCGGTAGTTGCCGTTCTTCACGTCCTTAATAGGCTTGAGGCCCATACGAATAAGGAAGCCAGCTTGCTTACCGTCAAAGGTTGCCAACTGAGTAAGGGTCCGCATCCCCGGCCCGTTAAAGGCTGCAGGTGCGTCTACCTTGCTAGTAATGAACTGAGTATCAACTGTCGCCTTAGTGCCGTACTCCATTGCCTTCTTTTGCACGAAGTCTTGGGCGGCTTGGCCAGTTAAACCAGCCTCGTTAGCCCATCGTTCCCATTTTGCTCCGTTAAGCTTAAGGCCTTTAGCTTTAGCGCCGGCGTAGGCTTGGGCGCGCATGATGTTGTCCATTGTAGACACCATCGACATGAGCCCGTCTGACACCTTATCAAACGCTTTACCTGCCTTACTTTGAGTTAACCCCTTAAGGTCTTTGAGGCCAGTACCCTCATCAAGGACGCCGGAGAGTTTAAGTTCTTTACGGCCTTCTTTGCTTGCGAGCATACGTGCACCATTCACCATACCGACACCCGCCCATTTAGGGTTGAGATTACCAACTGTAGCAATCTCCTGGGTCATCTGGCGCAGTGCAGTAACTGGAGATAAACCAAGCGTAGCCATTGCATTAACTGCCCGGATAGCGCCGGTAGATTTCTTAAACGCGTTATGGCCAAACTGAGAGTCGAAAGCTTTCTCAATATTGCTTTGGTTCTTACCCTTAATTTGGTTGATGTAGTTGTCGAGAAACCCGGCATAAGCTTCAAAGTTCTTATGCTCTGATGAGGCAAGCTTAAGCTGAGTACTTACGCTCTCTATCTTGCGGAGTGGCGGCTCGATATACTTGGCGCGGTTGATACCGTCAAAGTAAGTGCCAAGCACCTTCCAAACGTCGCGGCTATATTCCTCGTCGCCCTTCTTGCGGCTCTTAAGTGATCCGATACCAAGCTCTCCTTTAGCTATTTGAGACTCATCAAAGAGGTTAGCCAACCCTTGAGGGTCATGCTCTCGCATATGAGGGAAGTAAAACTCTTTAACCGTACCAAACCCGTTCTCTTCTAGCCAAGGCTTAACCTCATCTAGCATTTGGCGAACCTCTTTAGCTGCCGTTTCGTGCCCGGGAATATTAAAGTCTTTACGCTTACCCTCCCAGTAGTCGATAAGGTTGTCAAGTACCTCACGATTATGGGCGTCCTTACCAAGCATCTTTTGCACGTCGCTCAGCCGTTTTGCCACCTCTTCATTGGCTACAGCCGCCTTGCCTGTGCCGTTCACCACCTCGCTAAATAGTCCGGCGCGTTCGGTGTTGAGCCCCCCCTTGTCGAACATTACACTAGGTGAAGTCATGCGAGCTAAAGCCATTTGAGTATCGGAGATCCTGCTAATACTCTCTTTAGCGTGTTCAAAATCTTTAACGTCCAACTGATTAGCTAGTTCCTTCTCAAGAGTCTCGCCATTACGCTCAAGGGCAATCTTTAGCTCTTCTGGATTCTGAGCCTTTGACACCTCTTGTAATGCGTAGGTAGTCTTACCGTCGTATTTCTTAGCCTCTGCAAGGTTTTGCTCAGCTAGCTGGCGGTGTTCTGCAAGTTTAGCTTCGTCTACTTGGCGGAACGTCTTTGGGTCGCTATGGATCAGCTCATTAGTATCTGCTACGATCTCTTGAGCCCGTTCGTCCACCCGCTGCTTCATCGCATTAAGTTCTTGCACCTGAGGAAGATCACGTGCGCGAGTTTCCTCTAGTTCTTGCAAGTCCTTAGTGTACTGCTCGTCTAGGCGTTGGCGCTCAATCTCTTGACGCGGGCCAGGCATATCGTTAACGGCCGCGAGTCGCTCTTTATAGGCCGCATCCATTTGAGCATGTGCCCGGTTGTAGGTGTTATCGTTCATCAAGTTTTCAAGCTTAGCGTCGATCTCGCGTCCCATGTCGGCTGCTTGTACAGCTGCATTGCGTACATCTTTCGGCATTTGCTCGTCGCCCAGGATTTGTCCAATAGACTCAACACCTTCTCGTTCGCGGAATACATGATCAGGCAAACCGTCTGTCTTGCCGCTATCGATATTATCGAGGTATTCTTGAGCCGTCTTACTGTCGTTAGGCAAGCCGTTGTTCTCAAAGTCCTTGCGGGCTTGGGCTAATTTCTCGTCTACCTGCTTACGAAACTCAGGATCGGCCTCATATGCCATCTTCTCTTGCTCGGTTAAGCCTTTAGGTGTCTCACCCGGCTTAAGGTTTTGGTTAAGTCGAGCAATCTCTTCAGGACTCTTTGGCCCGTTGACCTCGTCGTTGATGTCGTCTAGTGGGTTACGTTCACGATTAAGAGATTCAGCTTCACGCTGCGCTTTCAGCTCTTCTGACTGTCGGCGGTATAGCTCAGCGTTGATCTCTTTGTTTTGAGGGTCTAGCGCACTAGCTTTATTCAACTCTTCGTTGCTTAGCCCGGCGTATCGGCTCTCGGGCTGTACTGTAGATGCCTCTGTAAGCTCATGAGAGGCGCTCTCAGCGGCTTTAGCGTCTGAGTTGATATCTAACCCATCTTCGCTAGTTTTGGTGTTTGTAGGGGCTTCTACAGCGTCATCGGCATTACGGAGATTTGTGTCCTCTACGCCCTTGCCGCGGAGTTTACCGATACCGTAACCTAGGCCTTCGAGCCCGCCCTGGAATATTGCGCCAGTAGCAGCTTGCTCGCCGGCCTTTTGCAAGGCCTTGTCTGCGTCACCTGTCTTGCCGTACTCCTGCAGAAAGCCCTGAGCGGCGTTTGCACCACCTTGAGCAGCCACCTCTTTAGCGATTTGTCCAGCTAATGCCTTGCCTGTTAGTTCAGCGCCGTCTACTGCTAGGCGAGTAGGGTTAAGAAAACCGGTAGCAGTACTAGCCGCATCGAGGGCGTCACCAGTAATAGTTGCCCAGTCACGAGCATCGCCCTTACCTTGGCCGATACGATCACCAGCTTCCTTAGCTTTGGTGGTATCTTCGATATTCTTACCGGTAATATCCTTTTGGTCGCGGATCCACTTACGAGCACCTTCTGCGGAGTCCATGATAGCCTTACCAGCTTTTGCGTTGGTATCTTGGTCAAATGCGTTTACGATTTGGTTCGATGCAAGAGCCGCCGCTTCACCTGTGTCGACTACTGCGCTAGCCGCCTTACCTGCCGCCTGTTGAACACCCGCACCTACGCCTTTAGCTGTATCGCCAAGCCATTTAAGGCCGTTGCCCAGCCAATCGTTTTTCTTTTTCTCTTCCTCTTCTTTCTTTTTCTTTTCTTCTTCTTGGCGCCTCTGTTCCTGTTGTTGCTTCTGCTCTTCCTCATAGGTCAGCGAGCTGTCAGGATTCCAGCCATTGTCGTAGCGGTTACCCTCATCATCGGCGCGTACTTGACTCCACCGGCCGCCGTATATTTGCTTCCATTCGTCTTCTGTCATTTATATCTCCTCTCTTATCCGTAGTAATATGCTTTCCATGCGTCGCCGCCACGTTGGTTTTGGGGCACGTATTTCCAGAAGTCACTCGCAAATTGGCTTGTATTGCCACCTGCACTTCGGTAGGCGTCGCGGGCCAGCTGGAATATCGCCGGGCTGATTGCTCGGCCGCTTTGGATAGCACCTGCAATAATACCTTGGGCTGCTGCGTTCGGGTTGATAGCTCGGCTTCCGCCTCCGCCGCCACCTCGCGCATAGCTTACGCGTCCGCCACCGCCGCCTCCGCCTGAGTAGCGGGCAGCACTAGCGGCTGCCGCCTGGGCGCGGTTAAGGGCGTTTTGGCTGGCCGTAAACGCTTGGGTAGCCTCACGCTCGCTGCGCTGGAAGTTGCGATTCTTCTCGTTCTCCCCTGCAGTAAACTCTTGCCCGGCAATCATTTGATTCCAGTTGTTAAGGTCGGATTGTTGACGATCTACACGGCCTAGGGCGTTTGTACGTAGCTCTTTGTCCAAGTCTGCTAGCCGTCCTTGGAGTTGTAGGCCTTCATCGTTTTGCTGAAAGTCAGCCTGCATCAAAGCGGGGAGTGTCTTCTCGGCTTCGTAGCGGGCTTGTTCATGGGCTGGTATACCACTAAAGGCTAAGCCTCTACCTGTTGCTTGGTTGTTGATTGCATTATAGGCATTACCACGGGCTGCATAAATACCGGCACGTTGGGCATCGTACTTTTGCCCTAGATTGCCGATTTGTTGATTGATGACATTGCGCGACCCTTCGTAAGCGGGGTTTAAGTCACCGATCGACTCTTGGATTGTTTGAACTTTAGGCGCTGTTGCCATCGTCTATCTCCATTAACTAATATTATTCTGGTATTCGTAAATACGAAACATCAGATATTCTGAGTTTATTATAGTGGGCTGAGCGTAGTCGCGATTGTCTACCGTCACTACAGGCGTCACGCTATCGGGTTGAATATCAAGCCAGCCATTAAAATTGAGCTGTCCTCGCATTCCCGCCGCTCCGACTTGCCACTTATTGTTTACACTATGACGGACAAAGTAATCGTACACCTGCTTGGTGCCACGCCTCGGGATAGGTGTGCCACGGAGGTTGAGCACCCCCTTGGCTGGTACTGTGCCGTACACTCGTATGGATTGCTCATACACTCCAGGTAATACGAATGAAAACTTATCACTATTAAAGATCCATGAGTGGTCTTGGTTGGCTCTCACTAACTGTATGTTATAAGTGAAAAACTCACCGTGCAGGGCGTTGCGACCATTAGGCAGAGTCGCCGTTAGTCGGACTTTCTTCTCAGCTGGGCGATATTCATCATTAATTGTTATATCACTTGTAGGGACGCCAAATAACGAATGCTTACCCTGGAATGTAAAATCTCCGCGGATTAACATATCTCCATCTGCGACATCAACCGGTATCTCTATAATTGACTGAGTAACGCCAGGTTGGAGGTTGGCCACTCCGCGTATAGACTTTTCATATATCTCGCATTTGCCATCTGTATTGAATAGAAAGGTCGGAGACTTTTTATACACTCGGTAGTAGAAGTCCCCTGAGAATTTAGCGCCACCAAACTGTGCGCCTACTGCTACTTTTAGCTTGCCATTCTCGACATAATAGTTCATCTGCATATAGGGTGACGAACCAATAACATGGCCACTCCACCAATCCCGATGCCAGACTTTAAAGTAGTCATGCTCGCCAACGTCCGCCAACTCTATCTGTTGAGGTAGCTGTATATTCTCTACTCGCTTCATCCCGGCGATAGTGTCGGTCGGATACCAGAAATCGCTATGGAATATAAAGTTATCCGGGTTGATCATCGTACTGTAGTTTCCTCTACAACATCTTTACCGGGAATGGTGATTGCGATAATGTCATGATCCCCATTAACGGGGCGGCCGATTAGAAGTCGGCGCGTCCCCGCTGAGTCTTTACTTGTCTTAGTTCGCGATTCGTTTTGGAGTTGTTCGAAGTTCTTGTTAATCGTATTAACTAATGTCGCATCATCCATCCCGGGTGTTAGCTGAATAAGAGATAGCATTACAGCTTCTCCGTTACCTGGACGTGCACCTCACCATCAAATGAGAGATTCCAGGGGAAGATATTACCGCCCGAGATAAAGATCTTACCGTCTCGCTTCTCGCCATTTACTACTAGGTGCCCCGAGTAATGGCCGAAGTAAGTACAGGTAACGATAATGTTATCAATCGTGCGTCCTACAGGTGCGGGGAAACTCCCAAGCCCTGCGCGGCGACCACTAGCTTCAATGAGCAAGCCAACGTGCCCTGGGCCGTTATGGTCGTTCTGAGTGCCCGTTACAGGCACGGTACGGCTATAGGTCTTAATACCGCCCATATCGGTTACCGTCCAGCCGTTGTCGTCAATGTATTGACGGAGGGCTAGCTTATCTTTAGTAATTGAATTGTCGGCAATCTTCTCACGAGTCACTGCCGAGTTTTTGAGGTTAGCGGCATCAATGTTACCGTTAAACTCATTGTAGATAGTACCAAAACGGTTGTTGAGGTCATTCGCTACAGCCTCAGTACCATCTTGTAATTGTGAATAACTAATTAATCCCATTTATAACCTCTTTGCTTTATAACTAAATTGTGCACCAACAAATGCCACGCGGTTTTCTACACCATTGCGGAATACACGCAGCTGCCAGTATCGTGCATAGCCTGAGTAGCTTTGTCGCTTCGGTTTAAACGATTTGCTACCACCGTAGAGTGTACCGTCACCCCACTTAAATTGTCCCCACCTTGCACCATTAACGGAGAGTACCTGTTCTTTAATCTTTGGCGCATCTGCGAAGTCTTTGTCCATTGCGAGACCCACCTTAAAGGTAGAGTCAACACCCTGGAATATCGGATAGAAACGTTTAAGGCGCTTACGTTGCATTGGGCTACCCATACTATCGTACTTGAAACGATACTCAAAGTCGATTGGCGCGCCCATGTCATGGTAAACCTGTGTCTCGGCGTAGTAACTCATACCTACGTAAGAGTTGAATACTGCGAGCTGTCCGCGGTCGTCTGCATCATCGTAGTAGATTGCGCGGTCTCCATAGATGCCAGTATCGTATTCAATATCTTTTAATGGCTTATTGTAGATGATACATGTATCATTAACTGTTGAGCCACTAGAGGCCAAGTAAAAGCGTATCTCATCCTTGTATTTGGTCGCGTCTATATCGGTAATACGCGGGCATCCGTCAATTAATGGAGTAATAGCATCTGAGATACGAACGTCACTTGAACCATTAAACATAAACAGTCCGGCATCACCTACAAAGTAGATTGCGTTCTCATCTTGTACGACTCCGCGCCGTGCAATAGCGCCCTTAAAGCCGGTAGATTGCCGCATATTAAACGAAGCTTCATCATACCCGCTAATGATATACTTGCCGTCCTGAGTAAAGACAACAAGATTGTCCTGGAATGAGCAAAGCTTGACTACTGGTGA